CTAAATACGCACTTTAAGATAAGTCAGCCCCGGATGAAGCCAGTAAGCCGGCCCTTTTTTAAAGGGTGGAGTATTAAAATCACGAAGAAGAGCCTCCCGCACAATTGCATCCTTATCAGCACCACTGGCCAGCGCTTCAATCTCAGCGGCTACCTGAAGATATCCCATGCAACGGCCAACGCGCTTCATCAGCCCCTGCTTTTTATTGTTCTTCAGGTAATCAATGGCAAATTCAATGAGCTCCTCACTGTGCTGGTGCGATGGAGGTGTTACTTTCCCATTTTCTGAGATGGTTATTTTCCCAGCATCACCGGATACAACAAAGGATGGCCGGTTACACTCCCATTCCGGGTCACTGAAATTATCATTATGAATACTGAAACACTCTGCGAGATTTCTGCTCATCACTTTCCGACAATAATCGTCAAACGCAGCAAACTGCTTTTCATCGCCAGAAGGCACCAATATCGACCATTTCTTATTCAGCTCAACGACGTAGCTCTCCAGTTTTTCAATACGTGATTCAACATCATCTTTTTCTGACCGCAGTGTTGACGGCGGCATCTTCAGAGAACAAGTAATTCTTCCCGGTAGCTTTCCTTTGTAGGTTATCAACACATCCTGCGCCTCTAAAATTACGGGGCGCTTTTCCGGCAACGGTTCGTTCCATTCACATAACCCGGCAGCAACATCCATGAAAAACTGCTTCGCCTGCTTTTTCGCCTCAGCTTCGTAAAACTCCAGCGTGGCACCTTCAGTACGGTCAAGACTAATCGCCACATCTGGCAACAACAGCGACGCTTGCCCGTCACCTTCCGACTTCACAGTAACAGTAACCTTATCCCCGTAATTATTTATCCCCTTAACAACCAGTTCATATTTTTTATTCATCACTTTACTCTCCCCGCGCCGCCTTACGCCGGTCCTCTTTGATTTTGAAATACAGGTTAGTCAGATATGTCAGCAGCCCAAACAGCAGACTCCCCAGCACGCCTATTGCCGCCCACTGAGACGGGGAAACCCTGTCCAGCAACTGCAGGAACCAGTAGCCCGTTCCCACCGCTGACGTGGTGTATGACACACCTGTTGTGATTTTTTCCATCTGGTACATACCCCGTCTCCCGTTATCCGGAAGCTGACAACAATAAAAAAGCCACCAGTTAAGTACTGATGGCTCTGATAACTCATGCAGGCGTCTCAGACGACCCACTGACACTACCGGTGAGTTTAACGATACCTTCCATTTGACTGGCTCACTTTTTATGATGATGCCGGTGCATTTATCTCCAGCACCAGACTTTCTATCTCAACGCCATACGTTGCATTTTTGGTAATATCCGTCAGCGTCAGTGCATTTAGTCCCACTGCCAGACCGTCTTTTATGGCCTGGAATGCCGGGCCAGTACGATGACGTAGTATCACTCCGGCTCAGTTGCACCACTGACCACCACATCACCTTCTGCTGCAATCGCCTGCATCAGGGTATAAGGGGTTATGGCCACCGGACTACCAAACGGCTGCCAGCCCTCTTTCAGTTTATGTGTCAGCTTTTCCGCAAGATCTGACGGCGACGCCGCCCTGACAACATCATAGTGTTTAAATGCCATGGTTCTTTCCACCATCTGAAAAATGATTCTTTAAAATACCTGACATGTAATACAGAAAAAACACAAAACCATACCTTAAATAAAAACCTCATCATCAAGCAGATATGCATGGATAAACTACAAGACGAGATATAAACCACCCTGCATTTAAATAAACAATAAACAACATCAGAAAAATAATTCTGCTCTATGGTTTACAATCAAAAATATCATTTATACTTTTCAGAACATCACCAGCAAGGCATAAACAAGGAAACTAAATGAAGTGGATTGTGATTGATACAGTTATCCAGCCATCATGCGGAATATCTTTTTCAGTCATATGGAGTAAAATAAAATTAATAATCTGGTATCAATCGGATGCTTTCTTACCTCCTGAAAGTATATTTACACTGACTCACACAGGTATCATGCTCAATAACAAAGTGCTACCTGTAACCATTTACAACGTAGTACCATTCAATAAAACATTCTGGAATTTAATCAAAAACAGCCAGGAATGCCCTACAAATACAGATAACGTATTGAATGAATGCTTTAATAACCGTTGCACTCTGCAAATATGTCCTTATGGGCTAAAACAACAAAGTCCATAAGGAGTTTACTCACATCTGACAAAATCAATATAAACAGCCCCTCCGGAGAGGGGCTGGAGAGTGGCGCTATGTGCCATTGCATGGTGCCGGGTGCCTCCCGGTGAATTCAGTACCAGCACCTGAATCCGCGATTATCCCATATACCTACTCGCTGATTGCCCCTCCGCACAGGGGGATTCACCATGCCAGTTTCTTTTAACAAACTCCCCGCAAACCAGACAACAGTCAACCGCCTGAATTGTGAAGTATTTAAAAATTTCTCCCGCTAACTGATACCCGGCTAACAGTCTGGCGTTTTCTTTTTCAGCAACGGGAAAGCAACAACCACCACACCCACCAGCCGCCCATTTACCACAAATAAAAAAGCCTTCAGGACTGAAGGTGTCTGTAACAACCAAACTGATAGTCTGCCAGACCCGCCATAACAAGCTGGGTCAGTATTAACTGGCAGCGTTCGCGTGAAAGGTAAGTATTCTGTGCAATCTCCCTGACTGTCGCCGGGTCGGTAACGCTTAATTCATTAAACACCACTCTGGCGGCTTCTGTCATATCCTGCTGTTTTAGCATGTCTTTTTCCCTTTTCCGGTTAACGTGACATACCAATAACTCTTGTCGAAAAAGCCGGCAAGCTGAAAGACCCGTATTCGCAACCACCAGCGCGTTTACTGTACTGACGCGATTTTCGGACATAAAAAAAACCACCTGGCGGTGGTTTTTTCTTACTTTGCCATCACGTACAAAATCGGCAAAATATCAGATTTATACGAAACATACGCGATTTAATTGACTTTTGCAATATCTCGTCGTGAAAAGGTCGCTTTTTGTTGCGCTCTTATTTTCACGGAGCAAATCAAGGATTCTCTATCGAGGCGCTTAAAAATATCGCACATCTCACGCCAGTAGTTCGCATAATTATGGCTCCAGTTATCAGGCTTAACTCCACACAGTCTGGCAAGCTCCTGTCTCTGGTAGACCTCACACCCGGTAACCCATCCTCTGACATCCTGTGCCGCCAGCCAGATCAACTTCTTCACACGCTCCAGCGTTTTCACTGCAATTTTTCTGGAGCCGGACTGAGTTTTAAATTCACTCCACCCCCACTGCGTTATCGCGATCTGATGCTCCCAGCAAATGTTTCCGCCATAACACCACAACAACCACGCCTTCTGATGTTCTTCCAGTTCCAGAACAGCACGCCGCCACGATGATGTTGCAAACTCAACAGGACTGACCAGCGCAATTGATGAGCCTTTCGCCAGTGATTGTTTACCCTGGATCGGGGGATTATCCCGCGTGATCATTTTTCCGGTTACCTCATCGCGGTAACGAATTTTTTTGCGTCTGTAACGCCCTGTATCGAACAGGGCATTTTCCTGCCAGGCTTCCAGCTGGCATTTTGTCGACCCACTGAGATCTGCAGTGGCAATCATGAGTTGCTCACGAACAAACTGTAAATACTGGTTATTCATGCACACCCACCTCTGTAATTCTTATCTCCAGCCGTCCACCAGATACTGGCTGGCCACGTACAATATTGATTTCATCAAACTGCTCATCGTCCATTAACAACCCCGCGTGCGTCAGCGCATCCAGTGGTGCTTTCAGAATATTGTCCAGGTCACGACGACGCTTATCCGGTGGCTCTGCAATAATTTTTATTGCCAGCCGTCCGGACAGGCTTAATTTCAGTCGCTGCTGGCGAACAATAAGCGCCACTGCCCGGCGATAACGCTCCCCGGCTTTTGATACAAAATATGTGCTGCCACGGCGTCGCCAGTAAGTGTTCACCGTCGGCGAGTAAGGCAAAACAAATTCTATGCGTTCGGTCATTTATGCTTTCCACTTCAGAACACCCGAATTTCTCGCGTGCATTAAAAAACGAATCAGCAACAACAACTGACTACCGTGTTTTTCTTCAAAATCTTTTACCCCGGCGTGTAGTTCGTTATGGCATTTACGACACAGCGGAATAACAAACAAATCGTCAGCCTTTGTTCCCATCCCTCCCAGTCCATGACCAATGATGTGATGCGGATCATCTGCCTGATTGCCACACGTCATGCATTTCTGCGTTTTTACCCAGCGCGTGTATACAGGCATCTCTTCCCGTTGTGGTTTCTGGCGCTGGAGATACTGAGCCGGAGATTCCGGATCAACGGCAATGCTGACCACCGTCTTTTCCTGTGGTGGGTTCTGTTGCTGGTGGGCGTGAGGCAGCGGCGCAAGATTTTTTGTGCGCTGTTTCAGTATGCTGGTGGCGGTCTGCTCTCCCGGTACGATGTCGCTTTCACGGTACATTGAGCGGATTTTTTCCGCACGCAACCCCAGCGAACGACGTAATACCGCTTCCGGTAGCGCGTCCGCCACCTGATTGCGGACCGCCCACCAGGATAATTCAGCCAGCGATAATTCCCGTTCCTGCGAGCCATTCATTGCATGGCGTATGACGTCAATCATCCATGCAGACAGGTTTTGGTGAGCAAGTTGCCCGAGTGATTCGGAGGTCTGGTCGCGCAGCTGGTTGTCGCAGTGCCAGCACAACACCATTGCGCCGGTACCATAACGGTGAATGACGGTTTCACTGTGGTGATAATCGCCGTGTGGCCACTGGCAGGATTTAACATGGCGCAGTAACCAGTCAGACAATGCGCCAGCGCCACCAGCAGCACGAATCACTCGTTCGTCGCTGAAAAATGGCAGTAATGATTTATCCTCCGCCAGCGGCTGGCGAACGGCAGGAACGACCCCGGACGACAGATTACGCATGCTTTTCGGTTCCGGCTCCACCAGTACCCGGGTATTGTGGAATACCGGCATGGATTCACGGCCCGGTTTTAGCACCACCAGCCCAAGTTCCGGTACCAGAACAGGTCGAAGTAATACCCGCACGTTACCTCCAGATGCGTTGCTGGAATGTGCGGGACGGACGCGGTGGCCGTTCGGAGTAAGGGAGCCTGACGGAGATTATCCAGTGACGATAATCGAGGCTGAGGGCTTTCTTAATCTCGTATCCGTGTCTGCGGTAGCACTGAATTAGCCACTCGGCCTGTTCTTCAGTGCATGGGGGATGCTGGTACCAGTCTGACTTAAATGCATGAGAATACCGCTCGTGCGTGTGGGCAAGAACGGTCGAATTATCATGATTGTAATATTTTGCGTTGCGTGCCATCGGTTTTCTCCGGTGGCACGGTGTTACTCAGCGGGAGTTCAGCCCCGCGCAAGATTGTAGATGAGTTTATTCTTCTGAAAAAGCAGAAAAGCCAGCTTTTATTCCGATCTCTTTCAATGCCTGTAATGAAGTGACAAACTCACCGTCGTGCAAGATAAATCCGTCCGTCACTCGGGCATCCACAAAATTAATTAACGCAGCCCCATTTTTTTGCAAACACACAATGCGGTAATGGCTAACAATATTTCCATTTTCAACGCACACAGCATAGAGGCCATCTTCACAAAAAATTTTACGCAGTTCTTCGATGTTCATCATCAGAATCCTTCCGGATAATTAGCTCTCCCCTTTAAGGGACCATCCCTCTTATCCCTGCGCGCTACTTAAGTATTTTTGATTCTATTCCGGCACCGTCCAGAACTTCAAATGCGTTGAAAATAAAAACAAAAACCCGCCGAAGCGGGTTAAGTGCGGGTGCGTTGAGGATGCCTGCCACATCAGAGGTGGCGAGGGATTTCTCCCTCGCCTGGTCTCTTACTCCTCAGGTTCGTAAGCTGTGAAGACAGCGACCTCCGTCTGGCCGGTTCGGATTCGTACCTCGCAGAGGTCTTTCCTCGTTACCAGTGCCGTCACTATGACGGTTAAACAGATGACGATCAGGGCGATTAACATCGCCTTTTGCTGCTTCATAGCCTGCTTCTCCTTGACCTTTCGGTCCGTAAGAGGCTAATCTCTATGTGTCGCATAGATATGGCCTCAGATTAATGTTAAGCGTCTTGCAGGACGCGTAATGTTAACTGGGGCTTTTCTCTATCTGCCTTTTGGTGTTCATGCCTGAGACAGATAGCCTCAAGCACCCGCAGTTATTCTACTTAACTAAGATTTCCCCGCAAACCGTTTTTGTCCGGCACAGTAAATATCCAACTAAACCAATGGCGTTCGCTGTATTTACCGCCAGTATTCAATGCACATGACCGCCATGAACACCCCTAAAAAAAGGGCATTTATATGTCCAAACATTAATATCAAAACATCAATTTTTTCCATATACCTTGCTGTGAAGATGATGGGCATACATGATGCGAACAACCAGAACGCAACAAACAAAAACTGCAATGCGTTTTTCATTATTCCCCCTACAATCAATGTGCAATAACATTTAAACACACCTCAATTTGGCCGGACATATAAATATCTAAACCAGAAAAAATCACTTACATAGCGTTACAAACTCTTTAGTCTAAATATTCATCGTAAAACATCCTCCACGCTTATCAGTCCATTTCGTTTCAGGTAATCCATCGCCTTCTCCGGTAATTTGCAGTCCGGCTGAGCTTTTTTCAGTTGACTGACCAGTCGTTTAACCCACATTGTTAATTCGCTAACCTGGTTACCTAGCGCTGGCGACGCTACTGTCTGTTCCAGAACGTCATCAGGTACTACCGGCTCTACTGCCAACTGACTGGCATATTTGTTAATGGTAACGATAAGCTCTTGCTCGGCCTCATCCAGACAATCACCGATACCTCGCCTGTCACCGTCAAAATCATCGAAATCGGCGCGAATCCTGGCAACCTCCCGGATTGCGGACAACACCTCACCAGGAATTACCGGAGAGTTGCCCGATAGTGCATTCTGCTCCAGTGATGCCTTTACAAACCACGCGGCCTGAACTATTACGCCATGAATCCAGCGCAAATCAGCATCGCGATCTTTCTTTTTCATCTTTTCGCCACTTAAAGCCTGGCTTATGTGGCTACGTACAAGGTCTTCATGTAACACCTTCGCATCCTCAATGGTGAAACCACCAGGCAGGCGAGCCGGGGTTACATGAGGGTTGCCTTCCCCCTGACTCTGAAGCATGGCGGCGCGGTAGGCATTCCAGCCTCTCACCTCTGCAATAGCGGCAACATCATCGACCGCGTACATTTTAAGAGGGTTAGGCATTGGTTTTTCTTCAGATACTACTGGCACTGGAGGGGCGGCATAAACAGGAATAACGTCCGCTTGCTCTTTATTGCTTTCATCCGTTAAAGCCCAGAATAATTTCCCGGCCGGATGTTTGAAAATATAAGCAACTGGTTCTGCGCTATCAGCTTCGCGCCGCTTCTGTAGCTCTGCTGCCATTGCGCTCACGACTTCAACTGGTGCCCTTGCAGCAAACTCTATGTTGGTGATAAGCTCATTAAGATATTGCTCGCTGGGATACTGTTTCTTATTGGTAATAGTGGTCATGCTGTAGCCCCTTCTTGATATTTTTCAAACCAGAACACAACCGGGTCAGATTTCATTTCAACCAATCCCATACGAACCAGCGCTTTGCCTTTCCCGGACGCAAGGAATTCACGACGACCATCACTGATAATTCGCCGATAGTCTTCCAGGCTACTGCAATGCTTGTGCAGATTGCATGGGTGGCATGCCGGAACCATGTTGGATATATCGTCACGTTCCTGGTGAAGCATATTTCCATTAAAACGAATGACCGGTTTTACATGGTCTGCATGCCACTTTTCGCCAAGTTCACAGCCGCAATAAGCACAGCGACCGCCAAACTTCATGCGCAATTCTGCACGTTGTTTTTTCGTCAGTGCCATATCAGTCTCCTTTGATGCCAGTGTTTACAACCTGGCAGGCCTCTTTGAGCACCCAGTCAACAGCGTCTTTCCATGCTCCGGTTTCGACTGGCGGATTTTCACGCTTAACCTTTTCATAGAAGCGCACGGCTTTAACCAGTTCTTCAGACACAACCGGCACAGGTGGAGCTGCGAATAGTGGTTTAGGTGATATCTCCGCACGTTTTGCGTATGCTTCAACTGTGTCAGGATTAAACAGGATTATGTTTTCGCCGCATTTCCACGCTATCGGTTCCGCTTCTAGCGATGCCAGTGCAATTTTGAATAACTCACCCTCTACCCGTGCCATCCCTGAATTCGTGTGGCATTTCGCAATCGCTATTTTTAATTTGGCTTCTTCGATTAATTGCTCTTTTGTTAATTCAGTCATTTTTCATTACCGCCCTTTCGGGCGGCCTCCTGATGTTCTGAGGGTGCAGAAATCCCTCCGGTTAAGGATAAAATTTTTAACAGTGCTAAATTTAATTATTCAGTTCTGGATTTTGTCGCCCTGCATATCCGCGCTTTCGCGTTACGCTCAATCTGAATTAACTTTTCTATATTTTTCCGCCTTTCCTGTTCCTCCTGGCGCAATAGCCTTACATCATCTGCCAGTCTGGTTTCTCTTTTCGCCACAGAGAGCATCCAGTCAAACGGCTCCACAACTGCACCGCAGATTTTACAGCGGACCTGACGCTCTTTTTCGTCAACCCGAACAGAGGCGTGATGACAATATGGTCTTTCCGATGACTCATAAAGAAAATTAACCTGATTACGAGGGTCATCCTCTTTTACCGGAAATAAAACGATATTGCTTAACTCATCCTCTGGTTTTATTTCCATGCTCCTCTCCTTTGATGCGAATGCCAGCGACGCGTAATGCGTGTTCTAGGTCAATCAGGTAAAGCCAACTGCCATTTTCTTTAGGTATCATGACATGTCGCTCATCTGCATTTATCGGATGTCCATATCGAAGGTCGTAGCGAGTCGGTAATTGAACTTCCCGCGCTTCCAGTTCAGCAATACGCTTACTCCCATCAGAGATAACGCCTTCGTAATACTCACGCTGCTCGTTGAGTTGTGATTTTGCTTCTTCCAGTCCATCCAGCAAATCAGCGATAATATCCGCTTCCCGATGACGGATGTGACGCTTAAACGCAGCAAGAGCCGCATCACAATCCCGTTCAGCATTTGGGCTGTCCGGGATAGCCTGATACCACGCCAGCGTCGACTGATAGTTTTGTGCTGCCTCACGAAGCGCCTCATAGTTAACCTCTCTCATTGAGCCACCTCCTGATAAATCACCGCATGCCCCAGTTTCTCCGCCAGTGCCAGCTCTGCCTTAGCGCCCGCTGACCGCTGCCAGCCATTCAGCATGTAAATCGCATCCACACAACGAATCATTGCCATGCAAATATCCATGTAGTGCGGCTGTGTCAGCCCGTCCGGAAGTACTGCCGGGTTTAAGACGGTATGCCCTTCCCGTTTCAGTTCCTCTTCCGCCTTGTGAAACGCCTCACGGTTGAAATTTTCATATCCCGTCATTGGACCGGCAATATAAACTCTCACCCTCACTCCATCACCTCCTGAAAGTTTCCCCGATAGAACGCCAGCACACGCTGCATGACTTCGCTCTGGCGGCACTCACGACAAATTATGTTCTGCCGTCTGTTGTAACGACGTATTTCTCCGTCAGGTAACTTTCGAATCAGTGTCGGGTCAGCAGCCTTCTCCGGTGTCTTACGCCATACGCGATACGCCTGCTCTGATGGAAATACCCCGCAACCAGAGAGCCAGACATCACCACTGGCCGCAAGCGCACCAGATAAACGACGAATAGCGGTCTTACTGACACCCGTTTTATCTGCCAGTTGTCGAAAAGTTTCTCGTCCGCTCAGGCGCACGAATTCCACAATGCGCGCCTTCACTTCTTCCCGCTCTTCTGGTGTAAATACTTTTGCCATAAGCGCCTCCGGCAATCACTTTTCCGATACAACACGGCGGGAAGAATCACTAATCTGTCGAACAATATCCCGGTGCTTGTTCAGCTCCCGCAGCGCGGCGCAGACTCGCTCCCACTTCTGAACATCACTTTTCGCCCTGCGCAGCGCCAGGTTTGCCCTGCGAAGGGACGGAAAAATCAGCTCATCTGCTTGCGTTTCGGTAAACGATGGCAACGGCTGCACAATGTCCGCCACAGTTTCTGTTTTAATTTCTTCCTGTGTTGCGGCTTCCCGGACTGGTAACGCAGCACCTGCTGGCTGAGGAAAGGCCTTACCATCACTTTCCGTTACCAGCGCGGCTTTCGGCTCTGCTGGTAAATTATCGCCCGGCATGCAGTAACGAAATTTACCGTTCTGATTAACGCGTGCCAGCCGCCCCGTTGCGGTTACCACCGCCAGCGTGGAGGCAACCTTGCGAGTACTGACGCCGAACTTACCCGCCAGTTCCTCACACGTTTTAGCACCATCCTGACCGATAAACTCAATCATCATGTCTGCGGTAACTTTTTGTTCGACCTCCCCGGTCAGCATATCCTGTGCTTCAGATTTTACTGGCCGCTCTTCGGTTACCCGGGATTCACCTTCGCCAGCCAGAAACCAGGTGTGACCAGTTTTATCAACGACGCCATTTCTTTTGAGTTCCCACAGCTCGTTGAGAACCTCTTCACGACTGATATCAAGTCGCGCGGCCAGTTCTACCGATGTGGCTTTTCCCATTGCTTTCAGTGCGTCAAATACGGTTTCCATTAAAATTTCCTCCGACAAAATCGTTTCTCAGATTCAAATAAAACCAGCTGCCTTCCGGCGTTCGTATTCCTGTTTCAGCCGTTCAATTGGCGTTGGCCCTTGCGGGTGTTTCGCCCCTTCCAGTTGTCGTCGCACTGGCGGAACACTCATCCCGTTACCAACATGCTTTGCCCATTTCGTCAGTTGCCGTTCTGCAAGTCGTTTTAACTCACCCTGCGTCATCTGGCGCTCAATCCCTCTGGTACGCATTTCGAGGCAGATGTGGTACAGCACAGGCTGAGGCCACGGATATTTGTCGCTTCCGTCATATCGCCAGGACTCATCACGCCAGCGGCGGTACTCCTCCATCACAGCATCCACCGTCAGGCCAAATGGATTGGCCCCGCTTTCTGAAATCAGCGCCACAAACTCAGCCAGGTCCGGAGGCCATGTTTCACCCGCCCGGCAGCGGTCCATGCACTGGCGGCAGACCTGTCGGATTTGCTGCTCAGTCATCGCGCCAATCTGTGCAATCCAGAGCTTCGAAGGTGCGGCCCCGTTCTTCTGGGTCCAGCGGTTCGAATAAACCTCCCCCATGAGTTCCCACAGCTTCCAGACCGTTTCCGTCGCTGATAAATCCGTTTTCACGTTCCCACTGCTCACGTGCTGCCCGAATTTCCTGAACTGCCCGTGATGCGGTGCCACCTGGTGCTGCTGCATGGTTTACCCCCTTGCTGACTGGTTTAACCTGCGCCCTGACGTGATTTACGTGACGGGCGAATTTCTGCTCCCACTGAATCTGCGTAAACACTTTCCCCTCCGCTGCCCAGTAGTCCCGGAAGGCGGCAAGTTCAGCAGGTGTAAATTCTGTCTCCGGCAAAGCCATCCCCCACAACGCAGCCCGTCGTCGAAAATCCCGTGACGGATACCAGCTATCGGTCATCGGAAATTTTCCGATGGGTTCGCTCAGGCCATCCAGGAATACAAGGGGTGCTGCCTGTAACGACAAAACTTCCTGCTCACTGGTCGGAGCACTCTCGCGTGCGTTATGTGTGGGGTTTAGATCTTTGGGTTCCTTTGGGTTCCGTGATCCGTTTTTGGGTGTCTTTGATGGAAAATTTGGGTGTCTTTGGTTATTTTCCATGCAGCTAAGAGTTCCGTTTTTGGGTCTGTTTTGTGCTGAAACATAACCATTTTCGGTACTGTTTTTATTAACAGCACCAATTTTACCCACCTTTAAAGACTCCCGTTTTTGGGTGTATTCAGGCTCGGCAACACTTTCTTCTACACCGATAAGTCGGTACACCACAATTTGCTTTGTTCTGCCTTTTCTCTCACCGGTATCAACAATTAACCCAATCTCCATCAGGTGTCGTAAGCTGTCCTGCACAGTCTTTTTGTTCAGTTCCGTTACTTCTGCCAGTGCAGATACAGACGGGTATGCACACAAATCGGCACCGCACATATCAGCAAGCCAGGTCAATACAGACTTACTGGATGAACTGCCGGTTTTCACCTTTTTAGCCCATCGTAGTGCATCGATACTCATACAAACCCCTGGCAGACATTTGTTTATCTGCAAAGTAATATTGATATTGCTGACGATACGCATGCTTGAAAGCAATAGCTTTTTCTATAAGCTCGTCAGTCTCACGTTCCACAACAGCTGGATCCGCAAAAAGCAGCCCGGACTCCACCACATCGCCATATTCTTTGTTTAATCCGGCGATCATGTACGTAATGCTTTTTCCATCACTGATCTCACGATACAACCTGAAATCACTAATTCGGATAGCCTCCATAATTGCCGGAATCAGCGCCGTGAATTTTTTCCGCTTATCCCTGGTGTCGATAGCTTTCCAGCGTTCGAATATCTTCACCCGGTTAACGCCCAGCGCCCGTTGATCAACCTCGCCATCATTAAACGTGACGCGTTGAACATCGATGTTCGGGCGTTCTTTCAGAGCCCAGAATGCTTCCGTGATTAATATCGTCGCTTGCTCCTGTGTCATTCCTGGTCGACATACCCAGGCATCCAGAGCCTCACAAACCTGTTCAGGGGTGATTTTCATTGTTCAACCGCCCCGCCCGCTTTGCCTTACGATATTCGTCATAAACTTTGGGGTCGTACTGAAGTTCCCCGCCGGATGCCTCCTGTAGACGCATCGCGCGACCTTCAGGAACCAGTTTCCCCCATGCAGCAACGCTTGCCAGCCTAACTCCTGCGGCATTGGCAAGCTTTGTTTTGCTGCCAAAAAACGCTATAGCATCAATTTTCAACATATCGAACTCCTTAGATTTTCCTAAGGAAACTAGATCGTAGAGAAACCTAAGTCAAGAAAAATTAGAATTACCTAATATGAAAAACGAAACCTTCGGTGCTCGCCTCTTATACAGGCGTAAAAAATTAAAACTGTCTCAGGCCGCATTAGGTAAGCTGGTCAAAGTGGCTCACGTAACAATTTCTCAATGGGAAAGAGATGAAACACAGCCAGCGGGGAAGAGATTATTCGCACTGAGCCAGGCGCTTCAGTGCTCGCCGACTTGGCTTCTTTTTGGAGATGAAGATAAGCAACCAGGCGAACCGATCCCAGATAATCAGCCAGTTAATCTGACAGAAGATCAAAAAGAGTTGCTTCAACTGTTCGACGCACTGCCTGAGTCAGAGCAAAAGGCTCTGTTGTCAGAGATGCGTGCTCGAGTTGAGAATTTCAACAAACTTTTTGAAGAACTACTCAAAGCTCGCAAAAGAAGCGCAAATAAATAACCCTCCCTTTTTTTTCGCCACTCTCTGTAATAAAAAGCACAAACTTTCAAATGCTTGTGTTTTTTACATCAAAAAGCTTAGGTTTTTCTACACAAAAAGCTTGACCATAATTCTTAGGTTATTCTAAATTCTACTCATCAAGACACCGCACGGTGTTCTCAGCAAACAGTTCCGCTACCCTGGCGTTAAGGGGAAATGAGGTCAGCATGGATACTATCGATCTTGGCAACAACGAATCTCTGGTATGCGGCGTGTTTCCCAACCAGGACGGCACGTTTACCGCGATGACGTATACCAGAAGCAAAACGTTTCAAACTGAAGCTGGCGCGCGTCGCTGGTTAACCAGAAACACTGACTGATGAGGTTGACGATGGAATTTAAAGATTTACCAGTACCATTCCAGGAAATGGCATCGAATGTGGTTCGCTCTCAACTGGCGACTCTTGACCTGAGTACCGTAGAAAAAGAAACCATCGATACTATATCCGGTAACGTGCGTCGTGCCTTTATCGGTCTGTACGAAGAGAAGCAGCTCTCTGATAACCAGGATTTACATGAAAAATACTTCCTGGAATTAATGGACATCATTAATAAAGGATTTGGCTTGTTAATGAAAAAGAAAGGGATTCGAATAGCTCCCCTTGAAAATCATTTTACAGCGAGCAGTATTAATTCCTGTGATTTAAAGCATCACACATCCGATGGGAAAGTTGAATCAAACAACAAAATATCAATTAATCATTAATTTATTCACAGGTGAGGTAGAGTGCGTGCGCCGGACACGGATAAGAATCCGGCACTGACAGTTTACTAAAAAGGATATATCCCTGAAAAGTCAGGGCATAACACGAAAGCGCCCGGCGAAGTTAGTCTCTCTGTATAGGTCGTCGTTAAATTTAATTCGATCGTGCGCTTCCGGTTGTGGCAATCCGCGAAATGGCGCGGCGGTAAGTATGGCTGGGGTTTCCTCCATTGCTCCAGAAAATGCACCGGGTTGTCAGGTTGACCATACGCTTAAGTGACAGCCCCGCCACAATACCCATGTGTAGTCTTTGGTGGCATCAGTTCTACTCCGTGACTGCTCTGCCACCCTTTTTAAAGTGAATTTTGTGATGCGGTGAATGCGGCTAAGCGCACGCGGAACAGTTAAAACCAAAAACAGTGTTATGGGTGGATTCTCTGTATCCGGCGTTAATTGTTAACTGGTTAACGTCACCTGGAGGCACCAGGCACCGCATCAACAAAGTTCACTTCGGTGATGAAAGGTAAGAGAAAATGTTGAATGTAGCTATTGAAAACCAGAACGGGTGGAATTATAGTGCACCTGCACCTCATAAAACGGGTGCCGGGCGTGGAAACCCGGAATTCAATCAAGCGCATAACCGCGCTCAGGCGGTTTTTTTATGCGTCAAGCACAGCCACATTCAGATTATGGTGGGGCGTGCAGGGCAGCTGCAAGGCTGGCCGGATTCTTGGTTGACCGGTATTTCCACCCCTGTACGCCTCACCACCCTTATGGTCGTGGAAAACCTTGGTGGTGAGTTATTAATACTCAACCAAGAGGCTGCCATTATGGCTACTATCCCTACCCTTTCTCACCCTGACGTAACCATCGAAAATGGTCGCGCTGTCACTACGTCTGTTGCGGTTGCAGAGTTCTTCCGCAAAATGCACAAGGACGTTCTGCGCAAAATTGAAACGCTAGAATGCTCTGAAGATTTTAACGAGCGCAATTTTACGCCCGTTACCTACACCGACGCCAAAGGCGAAAAACGCCCCATGTACCAAATCACCAAAAACGGCTTCGTTTTCCTGGTGATGGGGTTCACAGGTAAAAAAGCCGCAACTTTCAAAGAAGCCTACATCGCTGAGTTCGATCGCATGGAGGAAGAACTGCGCCAGAATAACGCCCCGTCTCCCGACAAAATGATTCACGGGGACGGACGCACCCTGGTTATCCGTCTCGACGAACACGGCAATATCAAATTCACTGAAACCGTTCCTGACGGCGCAATGGTCTGCACCCTGGATACCTTCCGGTTTTATCTGGAGAAACAAGGATGGACTCTTGTAAACCGGAGCGCAATTAAAAATATGACTGTGGAGCAATTGCTAAAAATTCATTGTTGAGGACGCGATAATGGAAACGTCACTACCAAACGTTAATACGTCTGACGGGTGCTTTAATATTGGTGTTCTGCTCAGTAACAGGGATTTCACCGAGGATGCAATCAATATGAGAAAATATGAACCCTACCTGCTGAATGACAATTCCATACTCTCCAGAATTGCCCTTCTTAAACTCGGTATTTTCGGAGAGTGGCGATGAACACATTATTCGTACTCATTCTGACTGTACATCTCAATACTGGTGAGTCGCTTGATGCAATCACCGGCATGTACAACTCAATGAAAGAATGCATGGCTGCCGCAGCGGAACAGAAAATTCCCGGCAACTGTTATCCGGTCGATAAAGTTATTCACATGGACAATAACGAAATCCCGGCGGGGCTTAAAACAGCACCGTAATTAATATCCGGTTTCATTTTTATATGCCAGCAATGGCAGGGATTTGTTCACCCTTAAATCTGTAATGAGGTTTATCAATGAGCACTGATAAAGAAGAAATTGCACTATATTACGAAGCCAAAAATGACAAAATCAGAAAACGTCTTGGAATTAAAGGCGGTTTTTACTGGCGCACAGCAAAAAAATTATCGGTTGCAATATCACGCGGTGTTGTCGCAATGGACGATGCCGGATTTGACAAAGAGGATTTTAAAAAACCTGTTCGCGTCCATTTACCCGTTGTGAATGACCTTCCTCCGGAAGGCGTGTTTGATACCGAATTCTGCAACCGATACGAAAAGGGCGGTGAAGATGGTATCACAATGGTACTTATCGCGCCCTCGCCCTCTGTTCAGGATAAACCAGCCAGCACTGACAATACCAACGTCAACGGCGAAAACATGGCTGAGATTGAGGAGAACATGCTCCTGCCGGTTTCAGGTCAGATTCTGCCTGTTCGATGGCTGGCACAGCACGGCAGCGAAAAACCGATCACACACGTTTCGCGGGACGAACTGCGCACATTACATAACGCACAGGATGAAAAACTTCCCGCCGTTACCGCGCTGGCCATCTCAAATAAAGCAGCGCAACTCGAACCGCTGGAAATTCGCGATCTCCACAAACTGGTTCGTGACACGGACAAAGTTTTCCCTAATCCTGGTAATTCAGACCTGGGACTGATGACTGCTTTTTTCGAAGCATACCTGGGCGCTGACTACACCGATCGCGGTCTGCTGACAAAAGAGTGGATGAAAGGAAATCGTGTTTCACGCATCACCCGCACGGCTTCCGGTGCTAATGCCGGTGGAGGGAACAAAACCGATCGCAATCCGAATTTAGTACACACCTTCGATACGCTGGATGTGGAGATTGCAGCGGCCACACTTCCGATGGATTTTAATATTTATGAAATTCCGGGCAGCGTTTATCGTCGCGCAAAAGAAGTCGTCCGGAAGAAAGAAAGTCCGTTCAAAGAATGGTCCGCAGCACTTCGCGCAATCCCGGGTATCCTGGATTATTCCCGCGCCGCTATTTTTGCACTTATCCGAAGCGCACACCCTGAATTTTATCACTACCCGGGACGCCTTCAGGGGTATATCAACGCCTATTTGACGGAAACTGATCACGAGAACCCTACCGAGGAAACTCTCGCTGCTGCACGACATACACCGGAAAAAGATATCCTGGAAGAAGTTAACCGCGAACTGGCTGCTGAACGCGAAACAGAAGAAGAAAAAAATAATGAGGAAAAATCACAACCGTCTGACGCAATGGCAGATGAACAGGCAACGACTGAAGCAATGGAGCCGAATACAACTGAACATCGCCAGGACACGCAATCGCTGGATACTCAGGCACAGATAGATCCGGTTAATCAGGTAAAAGTTACCGCTGACGAAGTAAACAAAATTATGCAGGCAGCCAATATCAGCCAGCCTGACGCCGATAAGTTGCTTGCGGCCTCTCGCGGAGAATTTGTTGCAGGGATTAGCGACCCGAATGATCCGAAATGGGTCAAGGGGATGGAAACCCGCGATTCTGTGAACCAGAACCAGCAAGAAACGGAACAGAACGGCCAGAAAGCGGAACAAAACAGCCCAAATGCGTTACAAAACGAGCCAGAAACGAAACAACCTGAACCAGTAGTGCAACAGGAACCGGAAAAGATCTGCACCGCCTGCGGTCAGACCGGCGGCGGCAACTGCCCTGATTGTGGCGCGGTGATGGGCGACGCAACATACCAGGAAACATTCAATGAAGAGAATCAGGTTGAAGTTCAGGAAAATGATCCGGAGGAAATGGAAGGCACTGAACATCCACACAAGGAGAACCCTGGCGGCAATCAGCATCACGATAGCGATAGTGAAACTGGCGAGGCGACAGATCACTCAGTTAAGGTGAACGGTCATCATAAAGGCACATCCACCAGCGGGACGTGTGACCATCTAATGATCGACCTTGAAACCATGGGAAAAAATCCAGATGCCCCGATTATCTCAATAGGTGCAATATTTTTCGATCCGCAAACCGGAGATATGGGACCGGAATTTAGTAAGACTATCGATCTGGAAACTGCTGGCGGAGTCATTGATCGGGACACCATTAAATGGTGGCTTAAGCAATCACGCGAAGCGCAATCTGCCATTATGACCGATGAAATCCCGTTAGATGATGCACTGTTACAATTGCGGGAATTTATCGACGAAAACTCCGGCGAATTTTTTGTTCAGGTCTGGGGAAATGGAGCCAACTTCGACAACACGATTTTGCGCCGTTCATACGAACGGCAGGGGATCCCCTGCCCGTGGCGTTACTACAACGATCGCGATGTACGCACAATCGTTGAGCTGGGGAAAGCCATAGACTTCGATGCCAGAACGGCTATTCCATTCGAAGGTGAGCGCCATAATGCACTTGATGACGCCCGTTACCAGGCAAAATACGTTTCAGTTATCTGGCAAAAACTGATCCCGAGTCAGGCTGATTTTTAATGTTCAACCGTCGCCAGTTGTCGTTGATATTCTGCAACTGGCGCGTTCCGGAGTGATAGCCATGAGCGAACAGTACCTGATAACGCTCGACGAGTGGAAACCAAAACGGTTCAGTCTCCCAATAACAAACACTACCCTGGTGAAATACGGAAAACTAGGATACATCGTTCCAAGACCACAAAAAATTCGTGGGCGTTGGCTGATAGATCGCCGAGCAGTATTTGTTGGGCCTGGTGAAACGGGAATTGCGCCGGAAATTCATACTGGCGATGATGATGCACTGAAGGAGATTTTAACTCATGTCACCGAGGCCACGAAAAAACAGCACTGACGTAGCCGGTCTTTACGAAAAGTTTGATCGCAGAACTGGCAGAGTTTACTACCAGTATAAAAATCCTGTGACTGGAAAATTTCACGGACTCGGAACAGACAAAGGTAAGGCAGAAAAAATCGCTTCCACAGCCAATCAGCGAATAGCTGCAGCAGAAGCTGAATATTTCATGCGCAAAATTGATGAAAGTCCGTCAGCAACAAAACGTCGGGGTATCAGATTAAAGGCATGGGTTGATCGATATCTGAAAATACAGGACACGCGACTGAAAAATGGAGATATTGCAGCTACAACTCACAAAGAAAAAACTCGAATGGCTGCATACCTGGTTTCCCGTCTGGGAAACCACCCATTGAAAGAACTGGAAGTAAGAGACTTTGCATTAATACTGGATGAGTGGCTGGATAAAGACATGGTCAGCACAGCGAGAGTAAATCGTGGATTATGGGTTGATATTTATAAAGAAGCACAGCATGCAGGGGAAGTTCCTCCTGGATGGAATCCTCCGGAGGCTACCCGTAAACCGATCCCTAAAGTAACCAGAGCCAGGCTCACCATGGAAGACTGGCAAAAAATTTACAATGCAACGCCTGAAAAACACTTTATCCGTAACGCAATGCTTCTTGCGATTGTTACTGGTCAGCGCCGTGATGACATTTGCCACATGCGTTTTTCAGATGTGTGGAACGAACACTTGCATATCACCCAGGGAAAAACCGGAATGCGTCTGGCGTTACCGCTTACACTACGCTGTGATGCCATTGGGATAACGTTAAAAGAAGTTATTGATGGGTGCCGAGACAGAATATTAAGTCCATATCTAATCCATAGTCGGCACCAGAAACAACCGAAGCCGATGAGTAAAGACAACCTGAGCGACTACTTTGCCAAAGCACGGGATCTGGCTGGGATAATTCCACCAGCAGGAAAAACTCCGCCAACATTTCATGAACAACGCTCTCTATCAGAACGGCTGTACCGTGCACAGGGTATCGATACAAAAACATTACTAGGACATAAAGTCCAGGCAACCACCGATCGCTATAACGATACTCGAGGTCAGGAATGGGTTAAGTTGGTTATTTGA